AATTAGTAGAGCATCGGAAACGATTGACATTCAAAACATAGTGTAGTATAATATTATTATGAGCATTGGAAACGCACCACCACCAAAAAGTTATTCAGACGAATGTGGTACCCACATTGGACCCGCAAGGTGGATGGCAATTCTTCGTGCAACTGAAAACAATCCTACACTAAAAGAACTTGCTGACGAATTGTTAGTAATGTACGAGTTGAGTGAAGAAGTGCAGAAAAATGATGACAGCATCTCTGGCATATTTTCACCAACTGCATCAGGTGAGTGGAGAGGAGTAATCCTTGGTTAATAAACTTGACATTGGTTATGAGATGGCACAGTTAGATACCAAGAACCGTGCCTTCTATGATGAACTTACCGATGAAGAACGCAAGAAGTTCTCTACCTATCTTATGTTGCGTTGGGGCAGTGCTGTAACGGGTGAGCCTATGTTGCAGCAGTATTATCTGCAAGCAATGAATGAACGTGTTAATAAGCGTTTCTTTGATCTTGGCAAACATCCTAAACTGCAATGGTTATTGCTGACTACTGTCTCTCCTAACATGGGCAAGCATCGTCATGAGTGGATGGCGTTTTCTGCACGTAAGTCAAAGAATAAACGTGCGGATATTATTGCCAAATTATATCCTGAATATAAACTTGATGATTGTGAACTGATGGCAGCAAGCATCCCTGATCCTGAATTTAAGGCAATGTTGGTGGAACTTGGTTGGAATGATAAAGAAATCAAAGAGGCAATGAAATGACGCTTAAAAGTGCTTTTACAAACACTGGTGATGTTGCGTTTATTAACATTCAAGAAACTTACGGCGGTCAAAATATTGATATTAGGTTCTCTATTGAAATGATGGAATTGGTTAAGTTCTGGCGTGAATGGGGACCAGTGTTTAAGAGTCATAATCCAAGCGTGATGGATGCTCTTCAACAAGCACGAACAATACATGAGATAACAAAATAATATGGACTTACTAACTGTTGTTTATCGTGATGAACTACATTTGCTTGAACATCAAGCATACAGTATTGCGTATTATTTTCTTGATGAAATACAAAACATATACGTCATATTAAATGATGACACGCTAACTCATGATGATATTGACGTAAGTTGGTATGGCGATCTTGGTTATAAAGTCCGCATATTTCATCGCAATGAATTTGGTTATTATCCATCATCACATTTGTCAGGTTGGTATACGCAGCAAGTATGTAAGATACTTGGCACTGCACATGCAGAAAGCAATTGGTGCATGATACTTGATGCCAAGACATGGTTTATTCGTCCATTTGAAATTAGTGAAGTATTTGACCAGTATAACCGTGCACGATTTGCAATTTGGGATATTCCGCATAACCACTGGGATCGTGGTATTGAATATCTCAAAAAACATTATGATATCCCACGCATTGATTGGTTAAGTCCTGCTGGTGTGCCATTTCTTGCTGATGTTAAAACGATGCGAGAAATGGTCTATGAAGAACCAGATTTTATAAAGTGGTTTGAAAACAATTGTGAATTTCACATAAATGGAATAACTGAATTTCTTTGTTATAGTGCGTGGGTTACCAAACGTGGAAACTTTAATGACTTGTATACTGGTGAACAAGTAATTGAAGTTGCTAATCTAGCCGATTATGATGTGTCTAACTTTAATGTATGGTGGGAAAAAATTCATAAAGAAAATACGCTTACTGCAAGTGTGCATCCTCGTGCTTATAAACTTCTTGATTACGATCAACGTAAAGCATGGGACGAGTTTGTAAAGGAACGCATATGAAAGCAGTATGTATGGTTGCTCATCCAGATGATTGTGCGATCTTTGCTTACCAATTTATTATGGAACACCGTGATTGGGATTGGACGATATGTTATCTTACCTATCAACGAACCGATCCTCGTGGAGCAGAGATAGCCCAATTTTGGAAACAGCGTGGTATTTCAACAATGTTTGCTGGTTTACCCGATACATGGGAATATGTTGAACGTAATGAACTTGGATTTGACACAGAACCAGCAGAAAAGTGGATACGTGCTGTATGCGATGGCGCAGATATTATACTAACACACAATGAGAAAGGTGAGTATAATCATCCTCATCATATATTCATCTACAAAGTAACGAGTTTTATTGCTATACCTAAGATTTGGTTTGGAAGTTACCCTGATTATTATAATCAACTAATTAGCACAGTTACACCGCCATATGACCCAAGTGAACTTCCACTTCACGAAGAGGTAATTCGTGGATTTGATTTGACATCGTGGAAATATTATATTACCCCTGCAGCACAAAAACTGTTATAATTACAAGATGGACGAATTGCGTAAAATAGCTATTGAAGCAAGAAAAGAATTCAAACCTGGTGAACACGTATGCAAATACTGTGGGCAAGGATTTGTGCGAGAAAGTACGTTACAAGTTCATCAATGTGAACCTAAACGTCGTGATCAACAGCGTGGTGAAAAGGGAGTCATTATTGGTTTCCAAACCTGGCTACGGTTTTATGAACTTACACAAGGTTCGGCTAAGTTAAAAACCTATGAAGATTTTTGTAACAATAACTTCTACAATGCTTTTGTAAAGTTTGGACGACATTGTGTGGCAATTAGTGCAATCAATGTTAATCAGTTTATGGATTATGTGCTAAAGAAACAAATTAAGATCGATAACTGGTGTAAAGATAAAGTGTATGAAGAATATCTTTATGGTATACTACGCAGCGAAAGTTCAAGCGATGCATTAGAACGTTCTATTTTAACCATGCAAGAATGGAGCGAAGAAACAGGAAATGATATTACCACATATTTTACTGCGGTAAGTGCCAATCGTTTTGTGCAGCATATTCTTAATGGTCGTGTAAGCTGTTGGGCAATTTATTGCTGCGATAATGGCATTGATAAACTTGGAACGCTAAGCGAAGAACAAGTTACACTTCTTATGCCTTGGATTGATCCAGAATTTTGGCAACGCAAACTACACGATTATACTGCTGATACTGAAATGACAAAGCATATATTGACACAAGCAGGTCTTTGATGTCACCACGTTTTATTATTGCTCACAAAGCATCACTACAAGATATCAGAACCATATCCAGTGATATCTATGCTATTGATTTGATAAAGAACAAAAGTATACTTGTAATTAGTGATGTTAGTTGGTGGGTTAGTAATGCAAAGGATATTGAGCAATGGTGTAATGCATCATTGACAAAGTGGTCACAACACGGTATGCTGTTAGGATTTATAAATGATGAAGAACGTAACTTATTCTTAATGAGATGGGCATAATGTCTCATGTTGATATTGAATTTTCAAAAGATATATGGCATAATATCATTGAAGTTGGCGAGTGGCTTGATGAGTATATGCCTAATCCACCAGATGATGAGCAACCCAGATGGTTTATAGCCAATGGGCAAGATGATCGGTGGGGTATTAGGTTTTACAATGAAGAAGATGCTGCACTATACCTATTGCGGTGGGGAACTAGATAATGGATATTGACATAGACTTTGGAAACCGTGAGGATATCTTGAAACTTATCAAGCATATACCTGCGTCTATCAGCCGTGACGGTACTGTTGTCAAGCATAACACTGGAGTCTATGTCAATCCTATTCCCCAAAATCCTGTTACGGGATTAAGCAATATTGATTATGATACAGCCGAAGAACTTGGCTATATGAAGTTAGACCTACTGAATGTTCATGTCTATAATTCAGTTCGCAGTAACGAGCATCTTGACGAACTCTGTAAACGTGAACCTCAGTGGGAAAAATTAAAGGAGAGAGATTTCGTTGCCAAACTTATTCACCTATCAAATCATTATGATATTGTTCAGCAACACTTTCCTGATACCATGGATAAATTGGCTATGGTTTTGGCTATTATACGTCCATCAAAACGATACCTTATCGGAAAACGATGGCGAGAAGTAGCTGATGAGATTTGGGTAAAACCAGATGAGGGATATTATTTCAAGAAAGCACACGCCTATGGGTATGCGCAATTAGTAATGGTTCATATGAACCTATTAACCGAGTCTTTTAACTAACTGCACAACTCTACGTTTAGTTCTGCGCTCTGCAAGTTTAGCAATAGAGACAATATGTCCTTGCTGATCTTTTATATCTTTTGTAGTTAGGGTAACCGTACTGTAGCGGAATGGATTCCAACTATCTTTAAGAAATATATTAATTGGAATTAGTCTATTGGATTCCCACCACCATATTTCTGCTGCTTCTAAAAACCCAAGTTTATCTTGATCAGTTCGCAATTTATTAAACGCATACATGCTAACTATATCTGAGTCATGATTTTGTATAATGCCAATGTAATCAGCAGTTGGGTATTTTATATAAGATAGGAACGGATATTGCTCAAGCATTTGTTCAATTGAAATCATAATAAATATTAAAGGAGTCCATCAGTTGCAGTTAATTTCAGGTTATTTATATCCACAAATTATTACCGTTGTAAAGAACAGTGACTTCACACTTCACAGGGAGAATCAGTTAGTGTATGCGAAACCATTGCAAATTTACAAAGGTGTAGATAACAAGTTTCAATTTTTTATTAAAAATAATGATCAAAAACCTGTAAGTCTACTTGATAGTTCAATTCTATTTAACTTGATTGATAGCACCACAAAAGAATTAGTGTTTACCAGAAATCTTGACTTAGTTTATAGTGATAATGGTAGCGCAACTTGCCTTCTTGAAAGTTCAATGATTGATAATATCAATGCTGGTCTTTATAATTACAGCATTGTTGTTACAAACGGCGAAGGTGTACAAGAAATTGTTTATAGTGATGATAACTATAATGCACAAGGTCAAGCACGTATTAATGAAAACGTGTATCCTGCGTTTGTTCCAAGTTTAAAACCAACTATCCTACAATATGGCAACAATAGCGATACCAACTATCAAAACGTTGCTTACACCAGCAATAGTCTTATGGCTAACTATGTTCGTGGTTCGGCAGTGTATCAAACAGTACAGTATAATGCTAATGCATTTACAGGAAATGTTGAATTACAAGCAACGCAAGATGTAAGCAGCACAACCATTGCAAATAGTTATACAACCATCAATACTGTGCAATTGAATAACTACACTGGCACAAACTACTTTAACTTCCAAGGCAAATATGCTGCTGTGCGATTTAAGATTACACAAGTTAACGGCACTATGAATTATATCTATTATAGACCTTGACATTTGTTATAAATCTGTTATATTAGTGTTATGGAAATTACTGACCAAATCATGCAGCATCTGCCATGGAAACGCAAATCCACGCCTAGTAAGTGGATAAGTTTCAATGCTGTCTGCTGTCATCATAATGGTCATGCAGCAGATACTCGTGGGCGTGGCGGCGTTATGCCTTCACCAGAGGGTGGTATCACGGCACACTGCTTTAATTGCCATTATACTGCTTCTTGGCAACCTGGCAATCGACTATCTTATAAGATGCGGCGTTGGATGTCATGGCTTGGTATGGCTGATGATACTATCTCTCGCCTTAGCCTATTTGCGTTAGCACAATCTACCCCAGATTATCCACGAGTAGAAGCACGTGAGTTACCCACTTACGAGCCTCGTGAGCCATGTCCTGGTCGCCCTATTACAAGTTGGTTAAATGATGGATATATCAATGAAAACGATTATAACAGTCTTGAAATGGCTATCAATTATCTTGATTCTAGAGGTTTTGGTGATAAGTTATCTGATTTTTACTGGACAGACGATCCTGCTTTAAGAAACCGTGTGTTGGTTCCATTTACTTGGAAAAACAAACCTATGGGTTTCAGTGGGCGGCTGTTTGAAGATGGCAAGAAGAAAATAAAATACTTCTCTAATTATCCAAGCAATATGATATGGGGTTATGACCGTCAACACAAGGATGCGAAATTTTGTATTGTCGTTGAAGGACTGCTTGATGCTGTCGCCATCGGTGCGCTTGCAATTTGTAGCAATGAAATTAATGATGGTCAGGCTCAAGTTATCGAAACACTTGACCGTGATATCATTGTTGTGCCTGATCGTGATAAAGCTGGTATGGCAATGGTCAACGCTGCTCTAAAATATGGTTGGGGTGTAGCATTTCCAGAATGGGAAAACGGAATTAAAGATGTAGCAGATGCTGTTGCTAAGTATGGAACACTGTTCACCATGCGTAGTATTCTCAATAGTGTGGAATCAAATAACTTAAAGATTCGATTGATGGCGAAAAAATGGCTATAAAAAGTATTACATTAGAAGTTACTAATATGTGCACCCTAAAATGTTTACGGTGTGCAAGAACTGATTTCATAAAAAAATATCCGAAGGGGTGGAAAAATCACAACTTAAATTTACAAGATTTAAAAAATTTTCTTGATATTGATTTTAAAAATACATCGTTTACTATTTGTGGTAATTACGGCGATGCCATATATTACAATGATTTATTTCCACTGTGTCGTTGGCTAAAAGAAAATGGTTCTACTATTAAATTGCATACTAATGGTAGTTATAAAACTGCAGATTGGTGGAATAACCTAGCATCAATTCTCGATGAAAATGACGAGGTAAATTGGGCTATTGATGGCACACCTGAAAATTTCACTGAGTATAGAGTCAATGCGGATTGGGATTCAATTAAGACAGGCATTGATATTATTACAAAAACTAAAATACAGACTGTATGGCGGCATATCGTGCTTAAGTTCAATCAAGGCACTGTTTCTGAGACTGAAACACTTGCAAAATCTTTAGGTATTAAAAAATTTAGTATTGTTCACAGTGACCGCTGGGAGGAAAATGATGCCTTAAAACCTGATAGTAATTTTATAAATGCGGCTGATGAATTTAAAACTGCTTGGAAAAAAAATGTCAGAAATTTAGATATTTCTCCAAAATGTTTAACAGGCGAAACTAGTCATTTTATAACAGCAGAAGGATATTATACACCATGCTGTTATATAGCTGACCATCGTTTTTATTATAAAACCAGATGGGGTAAAGAAAAACAAAAATATAGTATTAAAAATACAAAATTTACAGAAATTTTATCAAGACCTGATGTAATACAATATTTCAAGGATTTGACAAATAATATATGTGATGATGTTTGCAGGTTTAGTTGTCCAAAGATAGGATGATGTCGTGAATAATATTAATAGTGACACGTTAGTATTTGTTGTTTATTCTCCTGGTGCTTTTGGAAGTTTTCTTTCTTTGGTTCTAGAGCAGTCAGAACATGTAGATCATCTATGGGACGAAACAGTTATTAATAACTTTGATTCTGATGGAGCAGCACATATAAAATTAAGCAATTGGATTAAAAATTTTCATGACGGCAATGACATTGATAGATGGGTAGAATTGCCAGATAATGATAAAATTGAGTATATTGAATCTCGGCTTTTTAAAGTTCCGACAAACAATTTAAAAATTCATAGGTTTACTGTTCCAAGTGCCATTCCAGAATTGATTAAAATTTTTTCCAAATCAAAAATTATATATATTCAGTATGATGAACAAAATAAAGAACTTGTGGTTAATAATTTTATTAACAAAATAATAAAGACTGACAGATTTGCTAAGAATAAATTGTCCAGTATTATCAATAAGGTACTCTCAAAGGCATCAGACATTGAAAAATTTAAATATTATCGTAAGATTGCCATTGACAGACTTGATAAAATTAACTTGAAAACTATTCCAATAGGTGTTAAAATAGTTCCTATTGCTTCATTTTTATCATGGGAAGATTTTTTGGTAGAGTATCAACAAATATGTTCATATTTAAAAATTAAACCAGAATTACATAAGGTCAAAGAATTGTATAATGAATTTATAAAGGTAAACGGATTGAATGGCTAAATCATTTGATGCTGGCATCCAAAAACTTTTCATTGAAATGATGCTAAGTGATCCGCAAAGTTATGTGCGGGTGCAGAATATATTCAATCCAAACAACTTTGATCGTAGTTTACAAAATGCTGCGAAGTTTATTAAAACTCACTGTGAGCAGCATACTATTATGCCGTTGCTTGAACAGATAAACGCTGCTACAAACAATACTTTTGCACCTGTGCCTGGCATGACTGATGACCATACTGCATGGTTCTTAGAAGAATTTGAAGATTTTACCAAGCAAAAAGAACTTGAGCGAGCCATTCTTGCAGCAGCAGACCTATTAGAGAAAGGTGATTTTGATCCTGTTGAAAAATTGATAAAAGATGCAGTACAAATCAGTCTAACCAAAGACCTTGGCACAGATTACTTCCTTGATCCTATTGCTCGTCTTACTAAGATTAAAGATAATAACGGACAAACAAGCACAGGTTGGAATACACTTGACCAAAAACTATATGGTGGTTTTAATCGTGGAGAGTTGAATATCTTTGCTGGCGGTTCGGGTTCGGGTAAATCACTGTTCATGCAGAATATTGCATGCAATTGGGTATTGGCAGGTCTCAATGGCGTTTACATTACGCTTGAATTGAGTGAAGAATTGACTGCTATGCGTATTGATAGTATGTTGACCAATACAGCAAGTAAGGATATTTTCAAGAGCATTGAAGATATTGAGATCAAGGTTAGAATGGTTGGCAAGAAGAGTGGTAAGTTCCAAATCAAATATCTGCCAGCACAAAGCACTATCAACGATGTTCGCTCATATTGTAAAGAACTTCAAGTCCGCACAGGTCGCAAACTTGACTTTATCATGATTGACTATCTTGATTTGTTGATGCCAGTTAGTGCAAAAGTTAGCCCAAGTGATTTGTTTGTTAAGGACAAATATGTCTCCGAAGAAATTCGTAACTTTGCTAAAGAAATGGACATTCTACTTGTTACCGCATCACAGTTAAACCGTGCATCGGTTGAAGAAGTAGAGTTTGATCATTCGCACATTTCTGGCGGTATTTCTAAGATTAATACTGCTGATAATCTATTCGGTATCTTTACATCACGTAGTATGCGTGAACATGGCAAGTATCAGCTACAATTAATGAAAACTCGTAGTAGTAGTGGTGTTGGTCAGAAAGTTGAACTTGAATTTGATATTGATAGTCTGCGTATTCGTGATATGCCAGATGACGGAGAAGCGCATCAGTTTAAAAAACCTGT